TTCATCTTACCTTGCGCAAAATTTCTATTAAATTCTGGCATATCTTATTTTATCCATTTAGACTTACCTCTCATTACTTGAGTAAGCTCTTGTGTTTTGTAATTTGATAATCTAATCTTAGCTTTTCTAAGCTCTGCAAATCTTTCTTTTTTTAATTGTTGTATAGTTGCAGGGCTATAATTTGCTCCTGTTGAAACTATACTATAAGCTACGCATTTATAAAAAGCTTCTTCAGCTAGCTTAGGTATCAAGGCATCGCCATCGTCTGCTAGACCATCGGTTATGTAATCTAATACTATTGTAGATCCAACTAAGCCTGAACTAAAATAAATATGTCCGTTAGCATAATCAAAAAAGTAGCTTCCGTTTATTTGAGCATGCTCTGGATCTAAACCATATCTTTGACCTAACGCAAATTCAGAGTGTCCGTCATTGTAATTAAAGTCTGCCACTTGATCTTCATGGCTAGGAGTTGTTTGAAAAGCTTCTAAAGTTTTAGAGTCTTCTCCTTCTAAACCATTGTATTCAGTTTCTTGAAAAATATTGTAGTACTTCATAGTTTCCCACCACTCATCAAGATCTTGCGCGTTAACGTTTAAATCTTTTGTTTTAGGTCTAAAAGGATTTTGCGTATCTCTAGCTGGAAATAATGGGTGCTTTATACCAGAGCTGTCTGTGTAAAAAACATCGGTGTGGTTAACATAGTCATGAGGCATAGGTACGTACATGCGATTGTCTAACTCAAACTCTAATGTTTTCTTAGATCTTAATACATCGTAGTTCATTTCTTGTAAAGCTCTGCGGCCAAAAAAGAAAACGTCTTGTCTATTTGCTTTTGATATTATTTTGTTTTCACCAACGTATACCATTAAAAACGTACTAACTAAAGCGTCTAGCGTTTGATACTGGTAAGACCCGTGCTGTGACTCTTGGTTATAGTAATTACTTATGCCTTGATTGCTGTACTCTCCCATTATGCTTTTTCGTTATTACCTTGTTCTACAACTTCAGCTTTAGCTAAGCTTGCAAGACCAGGCTTGTTAATAGTTATACCACTTAGCATAAGTATTCTGTATACTAAGTTTGTTTCTTCTGATGGGTGTAAATCAAAGTCTGAAGCATTAGTAGCATTGTATAACGCTTTTTCATTTACAACAACGTAATCCCAAACAACCTTGTTAGGTACTCTTATATAACCAATGTTTATATTACCTGTAAATTCAGTTGAGCCTTCCGTGTATATTTTTATTAAGCCTGCGATTTCTTCTTCAAACGCTGGGCCGCTAGCTTGCACATTGTGCATGCGTACGTAAACTGGAGAGTTGTTGTGAGCTTGAGCGGCATATACAGCTCTAGCTTGATTTTTTAAATCTTTAAAAGTAATTTGTTGAGCTGTTGGACTAAGAATATCTGTGCCAGCACTTACCCTAGTTAATCTATACATACGATTACTAGATGGCAATACGTATGCGTTTGTTTTTTCTTCTGTATACTGTAACTCTTCTGCTTCAACTATAAACCTTGAAATTTTATCTTGAATATAATCTGCAGAGTCTGCATAGCTAGAGTCATTACCTGGATTTCTAAGGTATTGATTTAAGTGATGAAAATACTCTTCAAATATTTCCATCTGCGATTGATTTGCTAAAAGGTTAAACTCTTGCGGAGTTATATAACCTCTTTGTTCTTTATTTGCTAATGCTAGTACACGTTGATATACTGTATCTACACTTACCATATAATTATCTTTTATAGTTAAGTAACCACCCCGAAGAGTGGTTACTCTTCTATAAAGTAATTACATATTTAGTTGCTTTTCTATATTAGAGTATATCTCCATACCTTCGTCTGTTTTAAACCAAGCGGCTAAAGCAGAATACGGATGCTCATCAAAAGGAACTGTCATTATTTTTCTATCGTTTGATCCCCACATAAAGTATCGTTGATCTCTAGATAGTTTTAATATTCCAGCTTCAACAGCTTTAATACCAAAGTTTCTAAGCTCTACGTTTTCGTCTTGGACAAGCTCTAAGAACAAACCTGGGTTTCTTCTTGCAAATACTAGACAATCTCGTTTAAGTTCCTTAGAACTCATCTCTGATACTTTAGAACCTAATTCTACTCGCATTATAGCTTCCATCTTGTCAATGTCTAGCGTTCTAGCTAAAACTAAAGCGTCAGCTTCCATTTCTAAGTAATCTAACTCGTTAGCTGCTATTTCTACAGGCTTATGCTCGTAAAAAAGCTTATCACGCATTGGGTGATATAGAGATAATAGCTTTTGTAAAGTTGCTTTTTCTCTTGGAACGTACAGTGCTCCATTTCTAAATATAATGTGAGCTAGCCTTTGATCGCCTTGCATTTCGTCTACGAAAACAGTTCTTTGATTTTCACAATACTTTAACTCTCTTTCATAACCTTTTTCTTCGTCAAAGTAATATATACCTGAAGACTTCATTGAATAAGATAAAGCTGATCTATTTTGTTTTAAATAATAAACTCTATCTTTTATTTCCCATTTTGGTTTTTTAGACTGTGGCTTAATAGCTACTTCTACCATTTCATTTGTAGCTTTTATTTCTGGCTGTGCTACTTCAGCTTTTTTTGTTTGCTTTTTTGCCATGATATAATATAATAAAAAATTAAAAAAAAGATCGGGGCCGAAGCCCCGACCTAATATACTTACTTCATTAACATGAAGTTGTTAGCACCTTGAACAACTAAACATCTTTCAGATAGATAGTTTACTTGCATTGCATCAAGATCAGAAGTGATGTTTCCACCAACAGATCCAGTAATCCAAGTTTTCATTTTTCTATCGTCCATTTGAGAAGCTCTATAACGTACGTGTAAAAACGGACGCTTTAAGTTTCTACCTAATGTTTGATCGTATACAGTTGATACACCAGCAGGAATAACAACACCACGAATACCAAAGCCTGCAGCTCTATCGTTGATAGATCCACGAGTAGCTTTGTCGTTTAAGTATCTCATGTCAGACTTATAGAAGTCGTAAGAACCTCTACGGAATCCAGAGAAACCTAAGTTCAATGCCATATCTTCGTCGTTATTGAATACTCCGTAAGAAGTACCACCAGCACCGTAAGAGTTCATTGAAGCTAACATATCGTCAATAGCCAAACTAGTTGAACGATTAACAAATAACATGTTTTCTTCGATAGCACCTTGCTTGTCAAACTCTGCTAAGATAGCGTCAAACTCTGCTAAATCAGTACCAGGGTTAACACCATTTACACCAGTAGTAACGTTACCACGAGTCTCAATAGCAGCGAATAAACCTTCAGTACCGAAGCTATCACCTGAAGCACTTAAGAACTCATCAATGTCAGAGTCACCAACACCAGTAGCAGCAGCTGCTCCCGGAACACCTTTAACAGCTTCCATCATAGTCATCTCTAAGTAATCAGTAAAGCGAGAGCGAGTGTCGCCTTCAGCTTTTAAATACCACAAGTAACCATTTTGTCCGTCTTCACCAGCGATTTCTACCCAACCGATTTGAGATACATCAGATCCGTTGATTTCGTAGTAATCTTTCATGATGATAGGCTTGTTGCTAAAAGATTTGTGCTGTGGCTCTATAGCTTTAGCACCTTCAGCAGCTGATCCCTGACCAGGTGTTCCTTTACCAAATTCAGAACCATATACTAATACTGTACAAGCTACAGTACCAGTAGAAAATGCAGCAGCATCGTCGATATTGTCTTTCTCGTAAGGTCTAACAGTAACTACATCAGCTGTACCTTTTAAAGCGTCAGTAACTAAACACTTGATTACGCCCTCAGAAGTAGCAATGATAACTTGATCGTTTAATCTAATACCGTGAGTAGTAGTTAGATCGTTACCGTCAATATCTTTTTGGATAGTTAAATCACCATTTGCAGTGTTAATTGTACCCGTGTAAGATAAGTGAAGTCTACCTTGCTCTGTCCAAATAACTTGGTCAGAAGTCATAGACTCTTCAGCACCTACTTGAGATAAGAAACCTGAAATAGTTCTTGGTCCGAACACTTCAGCCTCAGCTTCAATTAGGTCTGGTAAATACTGCTGCGCCCAGTCGTTGCCAGCGCCGCTCGTAAAGTCAATGTAGTTTGAAGACAATGTAGCTCTCACTGGAGCAGCTACACTATTTAAACTACCTGTAGTCCCGGAATGCCCAGGACCTGGATTTGTAATTGCCATTTTTAATTAGTTTTAAATGGATTAATAATTTATTTTCTACCTCGTTTGATCTTAACTTTGAAATCTGAAGTAGACTCTCCACTTAGTACTTTGTATGTAGTACCTCCAACTTTAACTTCTTTATTAGTTTGTCTTGGGTCCATGTTTATATTCTTAGACTTTTCGACAGAAGCTTTTAAAGCGTCGGCTTTACCTTGTTCGTAAAAGTGTTGAGCTATAGCGTCTGCGTTCATAGCGGTATATAAACCTTTATGATAACCCGCAGCGTCTTCCATTGATCCTTCTTTATTCAAAAACTTTTTGATAAAATTACCAATGTCACTTTGAGTTTCTTTAACACTATCAACATCTTTAACATTAAACCTAAATCTTTTCTCTCCTACGTTATATTCAAAACCTTTGAACTTTTCAGAGAAAAGAGTAGATGTTTTCTTGTTAAACACGTTCTGTATATGCTCGTTTCTTTTTTGAGCACCTTCAGACTCTTTGTTATATCTGTTGAAGAAGTCAATAGCTTTCTGTTGCTCTTTTGTAAGCTTCGATCCAGCTTTGATCTCTTCATAATATTTAGACTTTTGCCTGTCTAAGTAGGCTTTAGCCTCGGCAACTTGCTCTTTGAGGGCTATTTTTTTTCTTCTAACTTCTTTACTATCATCAACATCTTCATCATAGCTAAACGTTTCTTCCATTAAGAAAGATCTTTCTTCAGCGTTTAGATGTGGCTTAGTAATTTTGTAGTACTCTTCAAGAGCTGTTAAGTTATCCATATTGCTAAAGTCTTTGTTTAGCATAACATAATCTTCAACAGTACCACCTGTATCGTTTATAAATTCAACTAATTTTTCTATGTTCTCAGGAAGTTCTACGCTTGGTTTTTCTTCAGCTACAACTTCTTCAACTACCTCTTCTTCTTCTTTTTCTTCTTCAGCTTGTTCGGTAATTTCTTCAATTGTTGGCTGCTCGTCTTCTTCGCGTACTTCTTCGCTAGTTTCGGATTCGTCGCGAACAGGTACCTCATCTGTGCTTTGCTCCTGAACGGCATCTTCTTCTTCTTTTTTAGTTAAATCTACTTTGTGAACGGTTTCGTTTGGTTTCTTTTTTAAATCAACCTTAGTAACGTTTTCATCTTTTACTTCTTTTTCTTCCATAATATAAAATATAATAATTTAAAACTGATCCATATTCAAGCCAGTCCTAAGTTCATCATTACCTGCTGACTCGAATTTTTTACTTGTTTGTTGCTTTTCACCTTCTAACTTACTTTTCTGTTTAGCCTCCATGTCTCTTAACTTTACATTGTACTGAAACTCTGCTTCCATTAATTGTTTTTTAATGTCAGCTTCTTGTTGTAAGTTTTTAGCTTTGAACTCTGCTTTTGCCTGCTCAAGTTGTATTTGAGCTTGAGTTACTTGTTGTTGTTTCTGTGCTTCAGCTTGAGCTTGAGCTTGAGCTGTTCTTTGTTGAGCTTGCTGCTGCGCTTGTATGTTTTGCTGCTGCATAGCTTGATCTTCTTGAACTTTTTTCTTTTCTTTTATTTTTAATAGTTCATTGGCAAGCTTTACGTTTTTAGTATTTCTAATATCAATAGCGTCTGATAGTTTTATTATCTTTTGAGATAAAGCCATTTGTATATTGTTTTCTAATAGCTGACGCTCTTCTTCATCTGGAGCAAGCTCTATAAATATGCCAAAGTCATACAAATGTAAATCAGCCATTTCTTCTAACGTAGCTACATTATGTACTCCTATTTGTTGTAAGAAAGCGTCTCGAGTTGGCGAGTATTCAATAATATCTGATATACGTAGTGACACTTGCTCTGCTACGTCAGCTGTTAAATATAAGCCAGCTTGTAATATATGTCTTGTAGCCGTATTACTATTTGCAGCTGCTAGTTTTTGAACTCCTACTAAAGCGTTTCTATCAGGAGTGCTACCATCTCTAGCTTCATTTAAGCCGGTCACGTCACGTATCATTTGCATGTAGTAGTTGTAGTTTGCTATAAGAGTTTGCATCTTACCTCCAGAGCCTTTACCATTAGATATTTCTTGTATAGGTATTCTACCTGGATTTGGATCACCATCAACATTATATGATCTACCTATAACACTACCTGTTTGGAAAAACATATTTAAAGCTTCCTGCGGGTTATAGTTTGTTCCGTTGCCTAAATCTATTTCAGCTAAACCATCAGCGTCTAAATAAACACCATCTGGTACCATACGCGCCATTACTTGTTGTAGCTTTAAATGTGTAAGCTGTATCATGTCAGCAAAGCCTGTTATACGGCCAACTAAACTTTCTATTCTACCTTGATACATACGTGGAGCAACAAGACTATAATTCATTTTAACTTTAGTCATATCGCTTTTTGGCCTAATCATATTCTCAGCCATCTCCCACTTTAAAAGTTTATCAGACCCTATTATCATAGCGCCTTCATATATAACTTCTATTTGTCTAGATATTTTAGCAAAGCCACCTTCCATATTTGTTGGTGGATTAAAAGTGTCATCTTTTTCTATAGCTTTTTCTCCACCTGTTTTAGTTTCTTTCAACTTATATACTTCGTTCATATAAGTTTTCCAGTTAAAGTATAATACTTCAACTTGATTTATATCTTGATCTCTTCTACCCTTGTTGTACTCGTACGTTCTACTATTATTGTACTGTTGTATTTCTTCAAGATCATCTTGGCTTAAATGAGGAAACTCTTTTACTAGCTCGTTGACTGCTACAGTTTTAACTTCACCTACATAGTATACATCATCAAAGTATGGTGACTCACTATACGAGTGTACTATTCTATCTGGATCAACATAATCTATTTTTATACCTTCTGCTTTAGTAAAAGTAGTTTTAACAGCCGCCATACCTAAAACTGTTAAATCGTAATATAGTCTTTTTCTAGTTAAATCGTATTGATTGCCGTGTAGCAATACATTGATAGCTTGTTCTTCAGCTAGTTCTGTAGCTTGTTTATAGCTAAGTTGCATGTGAAGTTCTAACTCTTGCTCTGACTCTGGTAAGGTTTCAGGATCGTTTTCAGCTAGATCCATGTTAAGCTGTTGCTTAGCCATAGCGTCGAACTGTTTCATCTTCATATCTCTAAGCATGCTTTCCATATACTCAGTCCTTTTAGCTACGCCGTATGGATCTTGTGAAAATACTTTTATATCATAGTTTCTTTCAGCCATGCCGTTAACTACAATATCTACAAACTTAGGTATGACAGGTACAGGTTTCCAGTCTAAATTTAAAAAACTTAAATCACCATTTATAGATAATTCGTTTTTGTATTTCTGTACAGACTGTTCGCCTCTAGCGTATAGTCTTAAATTGTGAAAATTATTTTTATTACTATAAAATCTACCGTTGCCTCTAATGTTACCATCTTCATTTCTATCAAACCATTCGCTTTCGATAGCTTGAGCAACTTTTAAACCGTAATCGTAGCTTATTTTTTCTACATCAGGTACTACCTGACTTGGAAAATTATTTGTATTTCTGTAAGCCATATTTAATTTTTAATTATTTTAGAGGTTACACCATCATTACTATACTTAGCAAATGAAAAATTAACTGGTTTTATTTGTTTCTCTTTTACTGGTCTATATAAATGTCTGTTGCAAGCCATTATAGCTAAACCTGAACTTATGGCTGCGTCAAACTTTGTACGTTTGTTTATATCAAACTTTGCCCAATCATTTAAAGTTTCAGTGAAGTACATTGTACCATAAGTACCGTCTTGCATTAAACCAACGTGATCGTTGATATACATTTCTATAGCAGCTGCATGAGCTTGCTTAATGTCTTCACTAGAGTTTGGTATACCTCCAACTTCTCTCTCTGCTGCAGATAATTTATTCCAAATCTTATCTGGTCTATTCATACTGAAGCCTCTATATCCTCTACGTTTTAAATGATACAGTAGTCTTGGTTTATTATTTTCAGCAAGCAATGGCATACCATAAAATACTAATGCCATCAACACATCTTCAAAAAATATTTCAGCGGTTTGTGGTCTAGCTATATATTCTAAAAAAAACGTATTAGCAGGAGCTGACTCCATGCTAAACTTAGTTAATCCATGAAGAGATCCGTTGGATCCTCGACCATCAACAGTACCGCTAATATCATAGCTATCGCAGCCAAAAGCGCCCATGTGCTCGTTTCCAGGATATTTAACTCCATTTTTTATTATTACATTATTCTGCAGCTTAAAATCTGGAACCCAACTAAGCTTGAACCTACCGTTAGGATCTGGATTAAAAGTTACAGTAGTGTCTTTTACTCCATTAGTCCACTGGAAATTACCAGTGTTTAAAACTGCCGAGCTAGTTGCGCCTTCGTTATAGTCTACTTGCTCGTATATTTTAGCGAGATTAAACAAACTGTTTTTTGTTTCATCTCTAAACGCGTGCTCTTCAGTTCTTGGGAACTGTCTGTAAAACTCGTTTAACGCGTCTTGATCGTCTTTCAAACCTTCTACTTCGTTTTCCCAATGTGATATAACACCTATATCAATTAGTTCACCGTGAGGTCCATAACACTCTTGTGTTGGAGTATCAAAGACGGGTCGTCCAAACTCGTCAATAAATCCCTCATAGTTCCACTCCATTGGTATAAACAAAGAGTATAAACCAGACTTTGTTTGACCATTTCTATTTCTTTTAGTTACATCACTATCGTGATATAGCTTTTTAAAATTATCGCCGCCTTTATCTAACGAGTTACTAGTAGAGCCCATCATACACTTACCTATAATTCTACTACCTAATCTTAAACAAGTTTTAGTTACTCGCCAGTTGTTTAAAATATTATCAGGCCTTTCCCACTTACCACTTTCATCGTGTACTAACAGATTAAGTTTTTCACCGTCATAGCTGTTATCACCTGTGTTTTTCCAATCAATAGTAGTGTCAAGTCCAACCAGCTCTTCCTGCTTTTCGTTCGACGTAATTTTTCTACGCGTAAACTTACTCGCAGGTACACGATAAGCAAGTTCACTTTTAGGTCTGTCCATACCATCTTGTATCGGTTTAAAGAAAAACGGATAGTTGATAGATATTGGTACAACCTTGTCGGTAAACATCTTTTTAGCATCAGCACCACTTTTAGATAATATTCCATATCTAGCATCACTCGATATTGTAGCTAAGTTAACAGTTTCAGCTGAGCTCATAAAAGAAAAGCCGCTACGTCTGTTTTTTAAATAGCACATACCGTAGCAGCGTTTGTCTGCTTTGCAAGCCTCCCAAAATATAAAAAATATTCTATTAGCTTCTCTAAAATCAGGAGCACCAACATCAATTTTGCTCCATTGCAAATACATATAGTGAGCTCCTGTTATATAAGTTGGCTCATTATTATTCACAAACCAAAAGCCTTCGTCGCGACGCTTAAACTCTTCGTCTATATAATCATACCACTGATCTTTTGCTTCTTCAGGATATGCTCTCCAGTCAAATATACTTTTAAGTTTATTTAACTCTTTTGGATAATCTATTTTTTCCCATCTGTTATTGTGCACTCGCAGTTGTTGCGGTTTACTCGGCAACCCAATTCGCAAACCTTGAATCTCCACCACTTGTCCAATGCGTCCAGTTTTTGAGATAACCACGATGTCATGTTCTTTATTATATCCATATTCCCATTTACGTTTTTTATTAAGTCGACTTATTGTAGTCTTCTTAATCGGTTCAACAATTTTATATAGTGTTTGTTCGTACATTACTTAGATCTTCCTTCTGCAAAGCCTTTAAACACTTTATCTTTAACTTTATTTTCTTTACCTTCTAATATATTCTCTTCTTCTTGTATACGGTTAAGTATTTCAAAAGCATCGAATATAGCTAGCTTTTTAGTTGCCGCTGCATTTTTTAATCTGTCAGCAGAAACATCATCATCTGTATTAGTAATGATTTTTTCTTTAGCAACGTTTATTAATTCTTCAACCGCCCTGTGCCCAGCTTGGATTATACGTTTTTTCGTTTCCTTTACGCTCATATTTAATTGTAATAAATTTATTCATCACCCTATAAAGCTTTTGATTGTTTATTATAAACTCGTATTGCGAAAAAGGAGTATAACCTACAATCTCACCTTTATTATAAGTGCCATCACTATATACTATTACACCTTTGTAAGGATCTTCTTTATCTTCAGATAAATTATTTTGATCTACTAACGGTTGAACAAAAGAATAACCAGGCATAGCTTTATTATTGTACAAGAATATTTGATCTGCAGATACTATATACTTGTTGTCTTTGAAGTATGCTTTACTGTTTCTTTCTTGTCCTTTGACATCGTGCCATCTTCTAAATACGTTGTGATGTACAATAACGTCGTCACCAGGTAGTATATCATACTTGCCAGCAATAGGGCAAGAAACAACAACGCCTCTGCGATTGACATACTCATGGTTATATATTTCAGTGTTTATTATTAAACTTTTATTGTCAACAGAAACAGAATTGTTATATCGCTCACCTACAGGTTCTATAACAAAACAAAAAGGACTCTGCATTAATATTCAAGATTATATTCAACAGATATAGCCATATTCTTATTAAAGTCTTTCCAAGGTAAAACATTGCTACCTTTTTTAATGTATATAGAATATTTATCTTCTTCTTCAAGAATATCACAGATAGTATGCCCTCCGTAGACCTCTTGGCCTACAGAGTAATGCATAGCATCTATTTTATAATCTTTACCTATCGTTATTTTTCTTATTAACTTGGTTGTTATCATCATTGTATTTAATTGTACCGTCAGCAATATTAATATCGTCTGTACCGTATTGTTCTTTAAATTCGTTTTGAAGCTCTACTATTTGAGTCTGCATTTGAGTTATAGCATGTAAGGCTTCATGTTTGCGAACCTCTATTATACCAACATCCATTTGAGCTTTATTGATAGCTGAAACAACTTGTCTCATTTTAGCGAGTTGTTCATCTGTAATTTTTTCTGGTCTAAGGTCTTTCACCTTAGGCGTTTTTCTTTTTGCCATTTTATTTAATTTAATTAGTTAATAATTTATATGTACCAATATTCAGTATCAGAAAATTCTATAGCGTCATATTGGTTGTATTCGTTTTCATCATAAAGCGGGCCGCCTTCTGGATTTATGTTTTGAGTTACCGTGTAAATTTCTTTATCGTTTTCATCTACAATAACAACAGCTGTTTCTTTTTGTAAAAGCTTTCCTCTATTAAATCCAGAGGTAGGTGCGTTTTTTTGTAATATTAAATTCATATTTCTTTATTTCCTCTTATGTGAATATTGTCTAAAGCTACGTCTTGTTTAAAGAAGTTGCCACTGTGTGCGTTAGGTGTTGAAAAATAAGCTATCCACATATAAACACTACTTAGTCCTGCTATTGCTGATATATCAGATGTTACATATCTATATTTATCACTTGTGTTAGCTTGTATTTCTCCTGCGCTACCAAGTCTAACGGTATTAGTATGTGTAGAATCTGTGCTAGTTAAAGAGTTGTCTTGCATTACGTTAAATGTTATTCCGCCTGCAGTTCTACTTGTAAAACCAAAACCAGTAGCAGCCTCGTCTGCACCACCCGAAGAAGTAGCTGAAGTAGTAAAAGCTATACCAATACCAGTTCCAGTTAAAGATCCACTTACGTTTGTTGCAATATTATCGCCATGAAGATGAGCAAACATTGTTAGCTCTAAGTCTTGATAACCTGAAAAATCTAATTCAACTGATCTTATAGCTCTTATACCGCCGTCACCTCCTTGGTGCGCGCTCTTATATAAATTAGAAGCACCACTAGCGCTACTTGCTTCATATACTAAATAAAACTCACTACTACTTGTGTCAGGGTCTCCTAAAGTATCAAAACCTCCACCGTGCCCTCCGGTTGGACCTGTAGCACTTGAACCTGTAGCTGCAGCTCCATTAACCCAGCCGTGAGTATTTGCATTGCTTCCCATGCCGTGATAAGCTACGAGCGAGCCGCCTCCTGAAAAAGCCGCCATTGAATTTGTAGCTTTTGTAAAACCATGAGGATCTCCAGCAAAAGTTTGGTCTGTAGCTCCATCAAAATTATATTGAATAGCGCTTGTCATCGCTGTTTCAACTTTAGGCGATACTGAAGTTATACTATTACCTAGTCCTAACATTAACGTCCAAAATAACAGATTATACCACCATCAGTATCGTCAGCGTTTAAAGATACTGAATCCCATCTACCGTAAATTGTTAATCCTTTTGGAAACACTTGAGCGTTAGCCAGTTGTTGCCCACCAACACCTTGTTCGTTTATAGCACCTGGTCTTAAAAATGCTAATATAAGACCATCGCCTATAGAAGCACCGCTACTTATTTCTATTTCTTTAGTATTGTCGCCGTCTGGATTTAAAGCGGTTACAGTGGCTATAAGACTACCTGTTGATCCAAGGTAAATCTCATCACCAACTTTTATTTCATCTTGATTACCTGTGCCTGCGTTTTCTTGGTCAAATATAACCTTTGTAGAGCTACTCGTCGCGCCATCAACTGTCCTAGTGTAACGGCCGCTGTCATGAGCAGCGCTTGCTGTATTTACAAAAATATTAGCATCTTTAGCTACTAAAGAATCAAGTGAAGTGTTTGCTAAAAATTGTATTGCTACTATAGCTAATTCTTCTGGCGCAGTAATAACGTTAGCTGCAGTATCAGCAAATGCAGATCCAAACTGACCAAAGCCATAAGCTACTTCTGTTGAATTTTGTCCCATTTTATTTTTCTTTTATTTGTTCGTTTTTCTTTGAACTTCCACCGAAGAAGAAGTCTATAATTGTATTTACTTTAGCACTCATAGCGCCAAATATAGTTGATATGAAGCTAATTTCAAACTCACCTAAGTTTATTGATTTTGTAACAAAATAATTAAACATTACAAACGTAATACCAAAATAAGCTACAGTAAATAAAGTTGCTAATACTTTTTGAATAATAGCATCGTCTTTATACATTTCTCTTGCAGACTTGCGATCTTCAACTTCTTTTGCAAACGCTTCACGCTCTGCATCAAGAAGTAGCTTTTTAAGAGCAAGCTTAGCTTCATCGCGTTCTTTGTCTGTAGTAATAACTTTGTCAAGTATACCCTCTGCATTATCTACTATTTTACCAAATAAACCTCCTACTAAGTTGTTTATCATTTTCTTTTTGATTTAAGATCTTTTAGTTTAGCTTTAAGAAGTTTTAAGTTTTGAGTCATAGTAGCTTTCTTTTCTGTTGGTCCAGCTTCGTCAGATATGTCAGACTGCAAAAACTCTATTCGATCTTCAAGATCGTTAATTTTCTCTACTAAACTTTGTCCTTGATAAACTTCTAGATCTGGATTTTCTCCTGGTTGACGAGGTGGTTGCTTGTCATTACCATTTTTTCTTAACACTCCTTTGCCTTTAAGCTCTGACTTTGGAATATCTTTTTTCTTTCTAAACTCATCAGTACCTTCAAAAGTTGGATCAGGTCTATCAGCAGGTGGCTTAGTAGTACCCATTATAATATCTTCAAGTTTACTTTTTTTATCTAACAAAACTTGAACTACACCTTTGTTCCCAAGTTTTCTTGCTTTAGCTATTTCATCATCAAGCTTCTGCATCTTTTTTATGTCTGCATTATTTTTCTTTAATGCTGGAGCTACATTTTTATTTAGTATTCCTTTTAATTTAAAAGCCATGTTTTAATCTTTAAATTCCCAAGGAAGATTAATATCCCCTTCTGGGTACATCTTGCCTTCGTAGTTAATATAACCATCTTTTCTTTCGTAGATGTTACCATCCCAATAAACGTAGTTGTCATCATAATCTACTCTACCGAGCTTCATGTGTACAATATGTTTCATCTCGTGTTGTAACACTCTGTTGTACTGCTCACTGTCTTTTTCTATGTTACTGTTAATATATATGAGACCTTCTTTGTGAGCTTCACCCATAACACCTTCGCCTAAATCAGCAAACTCTACTCTAACACCGCCGACAACATTTGACTTACCGCCAATGTTCAGCTTGTTATCAGTATTACCTCTTTTGCTACCTAGTTTAAAAGCCATTATCTTTCTGGGTCTTTTATCATATCATCAATAGCTTTATTATAAACTTTATCTGTATATGACTTGTTATTGTAGAATACGCTTCGGTCTGATACTGGCAAGTCTTCTTCTCCGAGTAAGATCCTGTATATTCTACTTATTAGCTGGCTGCATTTAAAAGAAGTTTTAAAGACGCTGTACTTAATCGTAGTTCGATTTCGATGACGCCACACCTCTATCCAGCCTAGCTTTCTTAGTTTGTCCCACCGGGTTTTATCCCAGCTCATGGTATAAGTACCATCTATAAATTCTTGTCTTGTAAAACGCTTCTTACAGTCTAAATATATTAAGAGCTCTAAGTCTGCGTCTGTTAACCCGTAAGTCTTACA